CTGGTAATATTAGCGAATTTAAATCGAGTTTCACCAAAGACATTGCACGAGCCAATAGGTTCGATGTTTTCGTTCCTATTCCTTTGGTTCTTCTACCATATTTTAAATCCACACGAACACTACAGTTTCGTTGTGAGAGTGCTCAGTTGCCAGGTAAAACATTTGCCACAACCGAACAAAAGTTTGGTTCTGCACCTGTAGAAAAGTTTCCATACATGACAACTTATCAAGATATTGATTTAACATTTCTTGTTGATGATGACATGCAACAAAAGATTCTATTTGATGGTTGGATGAATTATGTTAGTCCGGTTTATAATTTCAATCTAAGATACAAAAGTGATTATTCTACTGCCATTACAATCAATCAATATGATGTTCAAAACGAATTAAGTTATTCTGTTAACTTGTATGATGCTTATCCAATTGCAATGAGTCAAATGGATTTGGACTGGAGTAATGAAGGCATCCATAAATTGGTTATAACCTTTGCTTACACCAACTGGCAAAACAATTCACTACAAGATGCTGGCATGCAGTTGTTGGATGCTGGTATTAATGGTCTTGCTGATGCCGTTGCTGGCGTTGACATATATGGTGGTTTGGCCGGTCTAGGTTCTGGCCTTTTGGGTACGGATAACATTACTCAATCAATTACAGACGGAGTTGGAACAATAGCAAATGATGCAGTTGCTGGAGTTAAAGAGTGGTTTAGTTAATTATTATTTTATTATAAGGAGTTATCATGGCTTTACCAAAGATTGATGTGCCGACATATGAACTTGAATTGCCGGTTTCAAAGAAAAGAATTAAATACAGACCATTTCTGGTTAAAGAACAGAAGAATCTGTTAATGGCCATGGAATCAACAGATTCTACAACCATACAACAAAATGTAAGAGATATTCTTAATAATTGTACTTTGACAGAGAACCTTGATATTGATAAGTTACCTATTATTGATATTGAGTTTTATTTTATTAATTTGAGAGCCAAGTCTGTTGGTGAGATTGTTGAAAGTCGATACCGTTGTAACAATGAGGTTGACGATAAAGAGTGTGGCAACATCATGGAAAAAGATATTGACCTCACAAAGATTGGTGTGGTACAAGATGAAGTGGTTGATGCAGAAATTCAATTGACACCTAATCTCACAATCAAAATGAAATATCCAGAGTTTGGTATTGTTAAAGATTCATTGAAGTATGATAGTATCAACGATGTCACCTTTAATATGATTGCTGAATCTATTGAATATATCTATGACATCAATGAAGAACAATTCTATTATGGACATGAGGCAGAACCTGGTGAAATGATGACCTTTGTTGAAGGCATGAATCAAGAACAATTCTCCAAAGTAGAAAAGTTTATACAGAACTTACCAAAATTACAAGAGACCATTAACATCAAATGTAGTAAGTGTGGTTTTGACCACACGATACAGGTGGAAGGGTTAGAAAGTTTTTTCGGTTAACATTTCGTCATGACAATCTGAGTAATTATTATAAAACGAATTTTTCGTTAATGCAACACCATAAGTATAGTTTGACCGAACTTGAAAGCATGATACCTTGGGAAAGAGATATTTACATCGCTATGTTGATTCAGTATATTGAAGAAGAAAACCAAAAGATACGAGAAAGACAGAAGAGATAGTAGATGGACTACCAAAAGGCCAAAGATTTAAGGAGTAAATCCTTTTCCGACCTTATGACCGACAAACTAACTGGCGGCCAAGGGATCGGTTCTTCTCTGCGTGAAACTCTCTCAGAAAAAACCAAAGCACGAATGACTGGTATCAAAGAAACCTTTGATCCTATGAACATTGTTAAAACCATGACCTTTGGTAGTAAACTAGGTCCTGCTTTATATGGTAAAATGATGGGTCGGTCAAAAGAGGACATGAAATTCTTTACCGACAAGAAAACAAGAGGTCCAGGTAAAAACAAAACCCCAGGTCAATTAGATTCTCAAGCAGATAGTATGGCTGTAGATGCTCTTGGTTTGATTTATCGTTTAATGTTAAGAAATTTGGATGATGAAAAACTTAGAAGAGAAGAAGAAAAGGGTTCAATAGAAGAAAAAGATTCTGAAGAAGAACTTAGAAACCAAGAATTAGTTAAGGCTCTTACGGCTAGAAGAAAAAAAGAAAAACCAAAAAAAGAAAAGCCAGTTAAAGAAGAACCTAAGCCAGAACCTAAGAAACCTACTAAAAAAGAAGAAGCACCAAAACCTACTGAGAAAAAACCAAAGGCTGAAAAGGCACCAACTCCTAAAAAAGAACCTAAAGCTCCTGAAAAAGTTCCACCTAAAGAAGCACCAAAGACACCAGAAAAGGTTACACCAAAAGAAGCACCTAAACCTCCTACAGCAAAACCATCCGCAGAAAAAGCTCCAACACCTTCAGCACCAAGAGCCCCTGTTACAGCTGGCAAAGGTATTGCAGGTACGGTTGCATCTGGTGCTGGTGTAATTGGAGTCATTACTACTGGTTTGGTTGCAGCTGGAATTACTAATGCATATGCTCAAAAAGCAGTTATTGCTAATGTGGGTAAAGAAACAGGTTTTAAACCCCGTGATGAAAATCTTGCCGCATATGGAAACACTTCGAATGAAAGAATACGAGAAGTTTTTACCAGCAGAACACAAAAATATTCTGATGCTGAATTAAATGAAATTAAAAAAGATCCGTATAAATTTGGTGAAATGGTTTATGGTAAAGATACCAAAATTGGCCAAAGTATGGGTAACACACAAGAAGGTGATGGTTTTAAATATCGTGGCCGTGGTTCCATACAATTGACAGGTAAAAATAATTATAAAGCTTATAGTGATGTTGTAAAAAAAGATTTGGTTGGTAATCCGGACTTGGTTAATCAACCAGATATTGATGCTACAATTGTGGCCGCATTTGTTAAAAAAGGTGTTGGTAATAAAATAAATGATTTTACTGACCAACAGACAGCCAATAGAGCAGTTACACAAGCAATTGGTGGAGCAAAATTAAATTTGGATGTGGGTGTTGGTGCAAAAATACTTTCAAAAGTGGATGAATATTCTGCTGCACTTGATGGAAATGTTTCAACTGGTTCCAAACTAGACCAAGCATCTAAAGAGAATAAAGATTTAAAAGAAAGCTTAAATAAAGATAAGCCAAAACAAACTACTACCAACAATACTACCGTTTCGGCCGAGAATAAAGAAACCAAACAATCAACTGAAACTGTTGATGATAGACCTGCACATTTAAAGAAAAAAGGTTAATAGATGGATTACCAAGACGCTAAAAAAATTAGAGGACAATCATTTGGTTCTAGAATGGCCGATAAATTGACTGAAGGTCAAGGCATTGGTGCATCCATTAAATCCACATTAAGTGAGGGTTCTAAAGCAAGAATGACTGGCATCAAAGAAAAATTTGATCCTATGAACATTGGTAAGTTTTTTGGTGGTAAACTAGGTGCAGCCGTTGTTGGTAAATTGTCTGGTAGAAGTCAAAAGGATATGGAACATTTTACCGGTAAAAAGACCTCTACCAAAATAGGTAAACTAGAAGCTGGTAATGAAATGGTTGATATGTTAATGAAAATTTATTCATTGATGCAAAAGACAAATGAAGATAATGCAAAGATGCGTGATGATCAAGATAAATTCAAAGAAGAAAAAGAAATGGAACGGTTGAGAAGGCACAAAGAATTGATGGAGGCCATCAGCGGTGAAAAATACGCAGGCAAAGCATCAGTAATTAAAAAAGAAAGAAAAGATGAATCTAGTCCAAGTTCAATTCTTGATGATATATTAAATGCTTTTGGTGGTGCAAAATCTGCATTAAGTTTATTGAAACTGGTTGGCGGATTCTTTCTCGGTCCCGTTGGTTTAGCTATTCTTGGTGCAGCCAGTTTAGGTGCCTTTGCATATTTGATTTTTAAAAATAAAGATTCATTTGAAGATCCGGATTCAGAAACGAGTAAAGGACTTAGACAGGCCGAGGAAGTTGGTGGTCTTGCTGGCGTTAAAGATGAGGCCGAACGCCGTAAAAAAATGCCAGAATATGATAAAACAATGGCTGAAATTAAAGATTTTGAAACGTTTCAAAATGAAGGTGAAAAATTAACCAACAAACAATTAGAAGGATTCGCTAAAAGGGGACCTGGTGCTTTAGAGGCCGTTGAAGATTATTAAAAGGCCCGTGATAAGTATAAAAAAATTGTAGGTGAAACTACTGCTACGGCTGTACCTGCCGGCTCAGAATCATCAGCTGCATCAACAGAAATGGCATCACCTACTGGATCAGAATCATCAGCTGCATCAACAGAAATGGCATCACCTACTGGATCTGAATCTTCACCTGCACCAACTGCAATGGCACAAGGCACTTCTTCTCCAAATCCTGGTCAACAATTGAATCAGGTACAAGGTGAGAATTTAAATGCAAAAGTACAAGAAAAATTATCTGAAGGTGAATCGGTAGTTAATAACAATGCAATTAGTAAATCATTATCATCTACTAGTACCAAAGGTCCACTACCGCCAGTAAGAAATCAAGAAGAAACATTCGCAAAGATGATTTACGAAAGTACCAGAGTAGTTTAACCAATAAAAAACCCACCTTTCGGTGGGTTCAAACCAAGTGGTCTTAGGTTTAATCTTCTTCAGCTAACTTACTGAAATAACTTAGATCATCCTCTTCAGCATGATCTTTAAAGGATGAATCTTCTGACTTAGCTTTAGGTGCATCAAAGTTCTTAGCTTTAACTTGTTCTACAGTAGTCTTAGGTGCTTCACCATTGAGACCGAGAACTTTGTCAAGGCGTTTCTTCAACTCATCATAAGACTTGAACTCCTTATCTCCAACCAATTCTTGGAGAGAGAATTCGGACTTATAAATCTTTTCCAATTCATCATCATCAGATAACAAAGGTTCAGATGTATCGAACTCAGACTTATCATAGTTCTGATAACCTTCCACTTTACGAATCTTCAACTTAAAGTTAGCACCTTTCCATAAATCAAATGGATTGATTGGTGTTTCATCTTCAAACTGTGGATTCATTGCTTCAGTAATCTTATCAAAGATTTTCTTACCGAAACGGAACAACTTCACTTGTCCTTCGTTTTCTGGATGTTTAGGATCAGAAACGATGTACACATTGGCGATGTAATTCAATTTACGCTTTTGTTTACGGACTACATCTTTGTTGGCTTCAATGCCTGAATTCCATAATGTAGAGTTGTGTTCACATACAGGACATTGTTGGTTCTTGGTGGTCAAACAATTATCAATTAACCAACCACCAGGTCCTTGGAATCCATGAGAGTGGATTTTAACCCAAGGTAATGCATCATCACCATCTTTCTCGGATGCTGGGAGAAAACGAATAACAGCCATGCCGTTACCTGCTTTATCAACTTCTGGACGCCAGAAATTATCAGATTTCTCTGAACCACCTTCGGATGTTTGGGAGAGTGCCTCGATTGCTTTAGATAATTTATCGAGATTGCCAGATTGGCGTTTTAGATTTGCAAAACTCATATTGTGCTACCTTTCGTATAAACGGAGTATTAACGGAATATAAACTACTTTCAATGTACTGCTCATAATCAACTACTATATCAGAATATTTATCCAATGTCAAATGTACATTTTCAATATATTGAGTGTGGTGACGGTATCAGTATGAAGTACACCAATACCACCTTCTTTACGCCATTGGTCGATGTTAACGGATGTATCATCAATCAATAGTACATTTGAGTTAGAATAATCTTTTTTCAATCTTTTACCTGGTACTAGATTTACAGGAAATTTAATATCATGT